AGTATCACCGCCGCCGGAACTGATCATGCTGTGGAACTGGCGCGCCTACTGGCATGATTTCGGGATGCAGCCCGTCTCAGGCACGATGTCTGATCAGCCCGCGACGTTCACGCGCCGCGCGTATTACCTTGAAACAGTCTATTCACTGATGAAAGATTGGTACGATCACAAGAGTGAAAAGTTTACTGATTCGCAACGTAAGTTGTTTGATTACATCATGAAATTGAGGCAACAACGAAATGCCCGTTCAGGATGAACTCCTATTAACGCTTCGAGAGATTGGGGCCGGGGACTTAGCCGATAGTCTTGGTGGACTGGCTAAAGACCTTGATGCACTCTCGAAGTCCGAAAAAGAACTTGTCAAGAATACCGACAAAATAGCCAAATCGTTCGGCTCATTACGCATGGCCGGACGCGGGCTTGCAGAACTAGGACGCGGCTTTGAGGCATTAGGCGGACTATTCAATAATGATGCTTTGCGCAAATTGGGTGATTATTCGCGCGGGGTTGGAGAGATCACGCGCGGATTTAGTGATCTGAAAAATGTAGCACAGGAATTATCACGAGGGGGGTTGCTGAGTAAACTAACATTGGGCGCAGGCGCGGCTGTTGGCGGCGCATTCATCGGCTCGCAAATCTATGATGCGACGATCGGAAAACTACAAGGCACCGATACCGCGACGATCCTCGATCAGATGCGGCAGATTATCGAGGCGGGTTTTAACGCAGATACGCTGAAGATGAATGTACAAAATGCCGCAATTCAGGCAAATATACTTGCGGCGGGCGGTGATGTACTCTCGAAACTCGCTCAACAGACTGCCGATAAACGCGCCGCTGAAAACAAAGCGCGCTATGCGTTGCCATTTAGTCTACTGCCAGCCAGCGAACAGGTTAAAAGCCCGTTGACGCAGCACATGCAACAATATCAGCAAGAACAAGCAAAACTTAAATTGTCGGGTATGGCCGGTGTTGGTACAACGATCAACACACTGGGCCAACTCGAAGCGCAAATCCAAGCACTGAATACCAAGCGCGAAGGCAATGCCATAGCGCACGGTATGAAAATGGCGAGCATTGAGCGCGATGCTCAGCAGCAACGCTTGCAAGTTTCTCAACAGTATGCCTCCGATCTCGCCGCGATCGAGAAACAATATTACGCCCAGCGGTCGCGTGTCGCGGCTCAATTCGGCCAAGAAACCGCGCGCATGGAGGAAGATCACCAGCGAGACATTCGACGCCTGCAACAGGATCATTCGCTCCGCTTGCGCAAATTGGCTGAATCGCGCGATGCGTTGGGCATGTCGGATGAGATGGAAAGTTACAAGATCGAACGCGATCGGGCTGAGGAAGATTATCAAGTCCAGGCCCAACGGCGAAACGAAGATTTTGCGCTGCAACTCGCCGACATGGAGCAAGCCTTCCGCGATCAACGTGACGCACGCACTCAGCAATATCAACAGCAATTGCAACAGATTAATCAACAAGCGCAAGACCGGCGCAATGTTGAAACTCAAAACTGGCAAGCATTGTTACAAACGATCGTCCTGCAAACTACGGCGGCGATCGCACAACTGAATAAGGAATTTGCGAAACTGCAAACACCAAGTAGTGGGTCATCACCCGATACAGCATCGCATGCCTGGGGCGGCTATCAAACGAGGACCGGCACGGCCTATATGCACGCTGGCGAATTTGTATTGAATGCACAAACGGCGCGAGCAATGGAGGCTATTACTGGGCAAAGACTTAGCCAATCGAGTGTCATCAATTCGACAGGCGGCACAACGATCAATCTGTCCATGCCGATGACGATCAGCGGCGCGCAGGCTGAGCCAGAAGTTTACCGGGCAATCGTGCATACCGAGATCGTCAACCTATTTAATGCAGCGAGCCGATAATGGCTGATTTTAGAATTGCCTCAATCTCTAGCGGTGTCGCCCTGACGGGTGTTGCTGATTTTTCGTCAGGCAGCACTGCCGTGCACGGTACGGGGACATCTTTCTCGTCTGAACTTACTGCCGGAGATGTCTTGATTACTGGAGCCGGAAATGTCTATGCCGTATCATCCATTACAGATGATGACGATCTTGTGTTGCAAAGCAATGCTACAGCGACTGAGGCAGGCGCGACCATGACGACGGTTGTGCTCACTAATGTCGAGACGTACAGCACGCCAGCGCAAATACCTGTCGGCAGCATTCAGCGCTGGGCAGAATCTTTCGATACCGGCGATGGATTGGCGCGTGGGTTGGGGCGTCTATCGGCTAGTTGGCTATTTCCGAATATCGATACTCTGACATTCGCCGGGTTGCAGGCGATTTGCTCCTCGAAGTCGATCGATGTTTATATGCGTACTCTGAATGATCTTCGGTTGGGAACCTATCGAACTTATCGAGCGGGGTTAATTTGGCCTGACGACGAAGGGCAATATGGCAATAGCAGCACGATGCCATTTAAGATTGAATTTCGGAATATACAGTTACTTTGAGGAGAGTGAAATGCTCTATCTACCGAACGAATCAGGTCAAGGCTTAGTCGAGTACGCGCTAATCGTGGCATTGTTGGCGATCGTGGTAATCGTGATCCTGTCTCTGCTGGGGCCTACGATCGGGAATGTCTTTTCAAACATCTACGCGAGCGTGTAAAAAACATGCGCCGGAGTCCTGTTAGGGATAGCCAGCGCATGCCGACGTTCACACGTGAGATTTGAGTCCTGTTAAGGATAGCGCCACTCACGCGGGGTCTGCATCTACGCGAGCGTGTGAGAAATATTCGTCAAGCCACTCAACGCGACGCGGGCCTAGATTGCGGATGTAGAAAACAAATACTGGATCATGAAGGCGCTTCAAAAAGACATTAAGCGGCTCATTGGCGTATCCGGGATTTGCGCGCAGCCAGTATGTGACTACACCGATTGCGTTTGTCAGTGATCTGTTTGAGTTACCACGCAAACGATTTTCATATTGTGTTTGATGAGCGTGAGCGAATGCTTTGAGCGCTGTTTCCATGACTAAATTATAGCACGAGTGTCAATGAATGACGGTCTTACCTCGAATCGCAACAGCAGGCGAACTTGCCAAATTGCGGAGTGATAATCAGTCCTCGCAGGTCTATTTAACGATCCCTAATCCGCCCACGATCTATACTGCCCGTCTTGCGGCGGTTCCCTCGTCAACGGACTCTGTCGCTTCTATTACGTATAACAACGGCTCAGGCACGCACACGGATATCCTGCCCGACATGACCATGCTCGTCGGAACGTCGGCGGGCGCGCGCGATAAGGGCGAGGTACGCATACGCAATCTGACAGGTATCGGAGCCACGTCCGGCACGTTCAATATCGGCGAGGAATCGGCAATCGATTGGCCGAGCGGCGCGTACCTTACTGTGATCGATGATTTCTTGCTGTGGCCCAAGCATCCGCGCCTTGTCAACAACGTCTATTTTATGGACTATGACATTGTTTACTCAGCGCAGAATAGTCACTGTGACAGTATCCCGATCATGGGGGCGGCTTACGTGGCATGGCTGCGCGGAGGTACAGTCAATATCACACCGGACGGATCACAATCATGGGCATTGAACAACTCGATCGATACCTATCTTTGGACTGCGCCGGGGGCCAGTGCGACAGCCAATTTGAATACGGCTACACCGACAATCACGTACAACGCAACAGGCCGGTATCGTATCTCATTGACCGTTCACAATGACGACGGCGCGGAATTCACCGGCTACCGTTACGTGTACGTGCTCGATCCGACTCCGAATCAAGAGGCCAACGGAGCGATCACGACGTTTCAGATCGAGGAATTTAGTGGCGCGTATCAAAATGGCGGCTGGACAGTGCGAACCGCCATGCAAGAAAATGCGGCCACAACATTGATCCGCGATCGGGCGATGATCATTCTACATAGCCGAGATTGGTATGGAAACGTCGAGGGATCGATCGGCTACGTGGCGGGCTGCGAGAATATCCGATTTGTCGGCTGGATCGATGGTGAATCGATTCAATGGTCGCCGGAGGGCAGACCATCGACTGTCATTTTCAACGCATCAACGGCCAATGTGTGGCTTGATAAGATGACGGCCTTCCCAGCTGGACTAAAAAATCGCACATCAGTGAATGCGTGGTTCAAGTTCAATGGCTTGACGGCAAAGGCTGCGACGTGGCAGATTCTACACTGGCGCACGACGGCCACGCGCATGATGGATGTTTTCGCATGCGACAACTCGCTGGCCGCCATGCGGCTTGAAGCGCCGGGCGCTCAAACGATCTGGCAGCAGATCAACACCATTCTCGAATCAACCGTGTTGGCTAAAGCCTGCTGTGATCGTTACTCGCGCTTGTTCATGCAGGTCGAGCAAAATCTGACCGACACCACCTCTCGTGCGGCGATCCCCGAAGTGATGACGATTGCCAAGACTGACTGGATGAATGACATCAACTTTGATAGGCGCGAAGTCGATCAAGCGGCCTATGTCGATCTATCCGGTGTGCGCGTGTTTGGTGGAGTTGCCACGCCGCTATTCAGCCTATCGCCGGGCCATGTCTTCGATCACTACGGCGCATCGGAAGTGGCCGATCGGTTGGTGCTGGAGGATCAGGCGCAGGCAAATGCGCTGGCCGGGTTGTATCATGGCTGGCGAAACAATCCCTATCCCAATTTCCGTTTGTCGTTGGCGCAGCACAACCCGATGTTCGATATCGCGCCTCATCAATGGCTAATCATCACGCCCGATTCAGATGATACACCGCGCGGCATCGCCGATCCAATTCGCATCATTCCGCGCTCGATCGGGTATTCGTATCAAAACGGATTTTTCACAATGGATGTCGAAGTTGAGGCCGAAACATTTGAGCAATTAGCGATCACCGGTGATACACCGGCAGACCCGCCCGATCCGCCTTATGTCCCGCCTGTGCTGCCGCCCGACATTCCACCGATCGTGCCGCCCGGCTTGCCTGCCGATGCGACCGAACTGTGGTTGATGTTGCACAAAGGCACGGGCACCGGTTACAATATCCTGTGGTCGAGCGATTTCACATTCAGCACGGACCTTAACGATGCTTCGTACAGTTTGATGGATTCGTGGCCGGCTGGTTTCGACTCAACCTCAGACAGCGGCGGCATTTTCCGCATGACGGCGGACGGCGCGAATCTGTACATTTTCCGTAACAACACGATCTGGCAATGCACTAACGTCGCAGCAATTCGTGCTGCCCCAGCCACTACACCGACATGGACGCAGATCGCGGCGGTTGGGGATAGCGTGCTGGGCCTGACGCTGGAGCGCGTTGGAGCAATTGAAGTTTATGGCACGCGCCTGCTTGCTACGGGTCAGATCGGGCCGACGAGTCGCAGTCTGTGCTATGGCGAATACGACGGTTCAGCGTGGACGTGGAGCAATTTCGTGCTAGGCAGTATCGGCACTGGCCCGGCCTCGTATTGCACCTATCAGCGCATCAACACGCGCGGTCCTGCGAACCTCAGCCTACAAAACGTCTACTCCAATGGCGGATCTCTACTCAATTCGTTCACGTGGGCCGCAGGTGTGGCGGCCAGCGTCAGGATGTGGCGCAACTACAACGCCGGGACAGTTTACGTCGGTTCACGGCCCACACCTGAAACGACGATCCGCATTCACAACGCGATTACCGGCGCGCTGCTGTACGATACCGGCTATACCGATACAGAGTTAGCGGCCTTGCGCGGCGCGTTCTACGGCGCTCAGATTTACGTGATCACGCGCGATGGACAATTCCATTACAGCATAGACGGATCATCGTTCGTATCGCACAGCACATGGGCGGCGACTGCGGGCTTAGGCGGCGAGGTTCAGGACGCAGCCAAGAATGGCGGCGGCCCGCTGGTCTGGTGCGCGGGCAATACGACCAGCAACGAGGTTGTCCGTAATGCAAAAGATGGCGCGACCGGCACATTCGCAAATAAGACCGGCAATATCTGGTCACTCATCAGCGGCGATGTCACATTCAATGGTATGCAATTGGTTTTCATCTAGGTGACGTATGGCAACTTTTGAAGATGCGGTAAGAGCGATCCAACATCACGCCTCATTCAAGCAGAACACGCTCAAATCGTGGCCCGCTTTTTTGGGTAATGGTCAAGGCACCGTTGAGAGCACACAGGCGAATTTTTCTTACGTGCGTTATCCGCTTCAATCATCGCCGTCCGTCGAGATTTTAAACGTCAAATGCGGCGCGGGATACGATGGGATGCGCGTGCGCGTCGGCTATACCGCCGAGCAACCGGAATTGCTGCAAGTGCTCACGGTCGATGATCCGCGCTTTGAGTTGTCGGGCACAGATGATGAAGGTACGGGCGGCGTGCCGGGCGCGTTCATCGCAAAGCACGCCACGCAGCATTCGTGGCTGAATACCGATCCAGTATTCATCAAGTTTTTTCAGGTCACCGATCTTGGCGTTTACCCCGCTGGCGGGATGAGTATTGCTATTCAGCATGGCTTCATCCCGCGATCGGGCGTGGATATTTACGTCGATGATCAGACGATCGATATGACCAGCTACGTTCCCGGCAGTGGTGCGCTGTGGGCGCTCATCAGCGTTGACGATGTAGGCGACATTGATGTGACGCTGGGCAGCAATGTAGGCTCGCTCATAAGCCTTGACTATACCTCGATCCCGGATACGCCATCCGGTAATTTTCGATTGGCCGCCGTGATCCTGTTTGCCGGACAGACCGAGATTGTTCTGAGCCGAGTTCGTCAGGACATTTTCGATTTGCGCTGGCCTCAGGAACGCATCGCCGGAGATCCGGGTGATATGTTCGGGCCACAAACGGCGAACACGATTTTCGCAGGGCCAGCCAGCGGCGCGGCGGCGCTGCCTGCCTTCCGTGCAGGCGTGACTGATGACATCGCATCAGGCGTGTTCCCCATCGCGCGCGGCGGAACGGCCGCTGCGACTGCAAATGATGCGCTCAATAATCTACTACCGTCACAAAGTGCACAAACTGGTAATTCACTTCACACTGACGGATCGAATTCATACTGGGGGCCAGATGGTGGGGGCGGTGGCGGTACGATCACGATCACCACTTTACCCATCGGCACGATCACGCCATTTGGTGCGGCCAGCATTCCGTCAGGCTGGCTCGAATGCAATGGCGCGGCGGTATCGCGCACGACCTACGCCGATCTATTCGCCGTCATCGGCATGACATATGGATCGGGTGATGGTTCAACCACGTTCAATCTACCTGATTTTCGAGGCCGCGCATCAGTCGGACAAGGCACAGGTAGCGGACTATCACCGCGCGCGTTGGGCGCAACAGGCGGCGCTGAAACTCATACGTTGATTGAAGCCGAATTACCCGCACACACGCATGACATTGATCTCTACGATGCCGCATCAGGCTCGCCGGTCGTCACTAAAACCGGCGATTCAGTCGGCAATGTTGCGACGATTCAAAGCGGATCAGCGGGGAGTGGAGCGGCTCACAACAACATGCCGCCGTTCCTCGTTACGGCATGGATCATCAAATATACTGATACGGCGACTAGCGCGCTGATCTTCAATGATGCCGAAGGCGATCCGGCTAATGTCACGCTCTCGAATGCTGATGGCACATCGATCTATGCAGCGCGCCGCGATCATGCGCACGCGCTTGACGTTACTATCGCACCGACATGGACGGGCGCGCATACATTCAGTAATCAGTCGATCACCATCACCGGCGACAATGCCTACGGTCTGATCGCATTCGACTACTACGATCCATTCACGCCCGATCGCGGCCCGGCCTTCGCGGGCGCACGCGCGCGGGGCACCACCGCTTCACCGGCGCAGGTACAAAATGGCGATGTTCTGGCGCGCTTCAGTGGACGCGGCTATGACAATATAGGCTGGCC